ATTACCATCTGTATCTTTTATAGCATCAACATTTAATGAATGGCCATATGCAACCGAAGGTATATCAATACTTCTACAATATGCAACAGGCTGTAATGCTTCAACGCCAATACCTTCTTCTTGCTCTATATATTCATTATTTAAAATAATATTAATACTCGAAGATACACCATTATTTATATATGTAGCGCCAACTCCATGCCCATAAGTTGGATCAAGGTAGCTTGCCATGTCTTCTTCTGTTTCCATACGATACTGAGACATTATTGTTCCTCTAGAACTAATTCAACCAGCCCTAAATTATCAGGCTCTACTGATTTAATTAAAAAATCAGTTTCAGGTTTTAGAACATTGCCCTGGTTAGTTGTTATAGCATTAACTATTAATCTATCGTTATGCGAAATATAAGGTGCATCAGATGCTTTTATAATTGCTCTTGGTTGATAACCAGCAACAGGAACTGTACCGGCTTCAATATTAAAATATTCTTGATCAATTATAAGATTTATATTATAAGCATCGCCTGAATCTATATCGAACCAAGTATCAATTAAACCTTGTCTTTGATCCCAAAATACAGCTTGTGCTTCAAAAAAAGTGCCGGTTACTCCATGCCCTGTTGTAACATCAAGGTATGAAGAAAAATCTGCAGCACTTTCAATAGCCATTATTTATTTTTTAGCTCTTGTTTTCGGAGCTTTAACTTTTGAAGTTTTTAAACCTACGCTTCGATCTTCTTTTTTAGCTTTAGGTTTTTCTATATGTACAGATGCTTTTCCATAAGCACAAAGCTCATGACCAACATCTTCTTTTAATTCTACAATATCACCAGCACTTACTTTTTGGCCGTTAGCTATTGTATCTTTAGTTATTAAAAATTTTTTCATATTAAAGTTGGCGGAGTTTCCCCCGCCATTCCATTTCATCATTGATTATTAGTCGCTTGATTTACAGAAAGATACCGCATGACGTACAGCTACATCAACAGTTTGTAAAGCAATAATTCTTACTCCACCTGATGTGCTTAACGCATATGGGTCCACTGTTATATCAAGACCGCCATACATACCAATAAGTAAATCAGAGAAATTACCAAAATAGAAATCACCTGAAGTTACTTGATTTGATCTGATAACATTATAGCCATTCATTCTTCCATCTGGCTCAACTACAAATTGACCGCTTCCGCTATCTTTTGAAGTTGTTTTTAATGTACCATAATCAGCTGGTTTACATATATAAGCTAAGTTTCCAACTAATGCATTATCAGCAGCAACTGCAGATTCCATACCAATAATTTCAGCATATGTTGGATTAGCAGCAGCAAATGTAGTTGTGTTAATACCAGAAGTATTAGCAATACCAGTTGGCTGGCCACTTGCGCCAGAACCAGCTAAAGCACCTAAATCAATAGCAGTAGCTATAGATTGTGTGAGGTCGTCTCTAATTAAGTTCTCAACATCTAATGAAGATTGTTGTAAAAGTAATCGTGTAGCATCTGTAAACGCACCAATTACTTTTGGAGACATAGTTACACTACCTGATGTAAATTCGCTTTCAGAAGCAGCAGCGCCTTCAGTTGCAATCCAAGCAGCTGATGAAGCAGCTGTTTTCTTTGGTATTACGACCGAGCCAGAGAGTCCTCTAATCATAGTCGCGCCCGCTTGCATAACACTAGATGAGTTTCTTAAGACATCTATAAAATTGCCACTTTGATAATCCTGAGGGATTAAAGTTGAATCATCAGATGAATTAATATCTCTTTTGCTCCAGTTGCCAAGTACATCAGCAGGAATCATAATTCCTTGAGCTGTTGTTCCTTGTTCTCTAGCAGCTTGATTTGAACATTCAAATTCAAAAGCAGCAGCTTCTTGAGCTTTTCTATCAGTTGGGTTTGCTAAAGCATTAATTGCTCTAACTAGTGAGAATTCTCTCACTTCATTTTGAGTCATACCAATTTCAGCAGTTTCAAGTGGTTTATCATTACAAATTTCATTTAACAATACACCTCTGAACTCTTCAACTGTAAGACCTTCTTTAATTGCGTTATCAGCTAAATCTCTTTTATTATGCTTAACTGCTAAATCAATAATCTCTTTCGAGTTTCTTTTGTATTCAGCTTTAGCTTCTTCAAGAGTTTTAGTTCTGACTTCGTCAAGATTAATATCTTTTTTTTCTTCAGTCATAATAATATCCTTATTAATTTTAGCTGAGCGTCCAACTCCGACTAATCTACTTTGATCTGCTGGCACAGAAACGCTTGATACTTCAAGCGGAGTCCATTGAGCTTTATAAAGCATTTCATCGTTATCTTTCACTCTTTCTAAGTTATTTACTTTATAGCCAACACTTATATTCATACGAATACCGTCGACTACATCTTGGAAAACTTCTTGAGCAAGTGCTGATCTGCCAAATCTAACAACAGCAATAGTCCTTTTTGCTGCCTCGTCAAGTTTAAATTCTTCTATCACTCCAATTTGTTTAGACATGTCATGGTCTAATAAAAATGGGGCTCTACCTGATGATATAAATTTCATATCTACATCACCTTCCGCATGGCTTAAAACTTCCATGCCAAAAGAACGTTCGACTGGCTCTTCAGATGAAACTCCAATACGAACTAATCTTTTTTCTTCATCAATAAATGAATTTTTAGAAAGATCAATTGTTCTATACCTTAACGGTAACTCAACAACTTTTCTTTCCTCTTCTTCATCTTCATGATAAGAAGAAACTGCGTCAACATTTTCTTCTTCTTCTTTATCCTCATGGTGCTTTGAAAATTCAATGATTACAGAATCATCAGTTTCATTCACGTTGAGGATATGTCTATCTTCTTTATCTTTCATAGCTTTTTCCTCTTTCGATGATAAAGGGTGTGATTTAGGAAGCAGATCAGTATCGTGCTTCCCACTTCTATATTTTCCGTTGCGTAAAGCATACAGGAAACTATTAACGCGAGCCATTGCCCATTGATTAGCATTACTAACCTGAGGTCTTACTGAGCCTGGATTTGTATTAAAGGCTCCAATACCGCGTTCGTAAACTTGTTTTAAAACAGCAAGCGTTGTTCTTTTACTTTTAACATCGCCTACTTCTTCATGGTGTTCTGTTAATTTATTTTTTAATGCTTCTTCTGTTTTTTCTGAAACAGCTCTTTCTTCTATAGCATCTTCAAATTTAATATATTCAAATTCATTTCTTTCTAACCATGCTTTTGCTTCTTCTGGGGTATACATATCTGAATCAAATCTTATACTTTGTATTAATCTTTCATTATCTTTAATACCATGTATTACATGTATGCCTGTTTTAAATTCATTATTTTTTCTTCTAAAACTATCAAATTGCTCAGGGTCTTCTATACGAGCAGCATGTTCATTAGGATATGGGCGCATTTCTAATTTACGTTCATCTTCTTTTTTCATTTGCTCAACTAATTTTTTTGACCATGTATAACCCGGATCACCTCCCCAAAGTGCCCATGCAATCCTGCCATTACTTGGAAAACCTTCCTCGCCAGGTCTAAATCCTTTGGCTTGCTTATCAACTTCATGCCTAGAAAAATAACTGTACATTCTTTTAATAGTTGACTCTGATAAATCGACGCCATTTTTAATTTGATTTGCGCGAGTAACACCAATACGCGTTCCACCTCTACCAAATTCTTTACGCCAAGCTAAACCTTTTTCAGCTTCTGCTTTCATACCTTTATTCGGAATCGCCATCGCTACCTCCTTTAATTACAGGCTCTATTGGCAGTTTGATACCAAATGGTTGGAACGCTGTTTTAATACCATATTGTTCAGCTAGTTTTTGTTCTCTTTCGTGTTGTTCATATAACTCTTCAACGTCTCTTCCATAATTAGATTGAACGTCTTGGTATGTTACTAATCCTGCTTGCATACCAGCAATTGACGCATTCATTTCTTTTTGAGGGTCTACCCACTGGAATGATCTGCCAATAAATATTGAATCAGCAGCAAACTTTTCATATTTAGACATTGGTAAAGGGATATTAACATCAGGGTCCATAATTATAGCGCCGCTTGAAATAGACATTTCTAACCATTTTTCATATACAGGTCTCATAAAATGATCAACAACAAAACGTTGATATAACTTATACATTTCTCTGTCTTCTAATGCGCCAGCTCTTAATGAGCTATAGTTAACTGAACTTAAATCATTAGTTAAAGCATGATAAGAAATATTTAAACCTGAAGCAATTCCTCTTAAAACTTGTGTTGTAAATGGGCCAAATGCTGTACTTGGGTGATCTGGATCAAAACTTTTGAAATCCATTCCAGCAGGAAGCTGTTCAAATGAACCTGCTTGTGCTTCCATAATAGGAGTATATGTATCTTCAAAATCTTCACCAACATATCCATCACCGTCCGGCGAAGTAAAGAATCCCATTTTTGCAGCCGATACACGGGCCGCTGTGATCTCAGCCTCCATATAGCCATTAAGCATTTTTATTTGAGGCATAGCAGAAGCAGTCATAGGTACGCCTCTAGTTTGCTCTGGCCTGGTTGGCATATATGCATGTATAATTTCTTCAGCTGGTACTCTTATATGCTCTTTTGGTGATTGGTATGTATTATCGTAAGGATGATTTTTAAATAAATAATATGCAACCGGCTTATCATGTTTATCAACCTCAACTCCCATTTTAATTCTGTTTTTTGTTTGTGGGTTGAAATCATTTTTTGTTTCATCTAAATGATCTGCTTCTAAAAATTGAATTTTATATTTATATTTTGAATCGCTTGGTGTCGCATGTCTAACTAAAACTTCGCCATCTCTCATTAATGCTTCAACAAATAATTTTTGACAATCTAAAAATGATTGACGGCCATTTAATGTACAGTTACCCATTCTTGACCAATCTTTAAATGCATGCTCAATAGTTTGATTGCCGATAATATCTAAATCGCCTTTTGAATCACGCGCTTTAACGCTTAGCCTAATACCATTAGCGCCAATAATATTACTAACCATTAAGTTTAAATATCTGGTTACATAAGAATCATTTCTTGCTAAATCACGGCTTCTTTCTCTTAATATTCTTAATTGATCTTTAATTTCAGCGTCGGCTGATGTACTTGATGCAGTAAAATCAGAAAATAATCTACCTGTATTTGCACCGGCATATCTTCTTACTTTAGAAACTTTTTTATTTTTTTTATTATTATTTACAAATCGATCATACCAGGCCATATTTAAAACCTCACTTTGATAGAATTACCTGAATCTTTTTTATTTTTAATTCTAGCCTGTTTAACTTCTTTTAAGTATTCTGTTTTATATCTATCTCTAAATGTCATTAATTCATCAATTGTTAATCTTGATAATGATCTACCAGCAATACTCATTGATGACTGGTCCATAGTTGCACGATTTTCAATAACTGCTTCTATAGCATCTAAAACTTTTTTTGCATGGCTTCTAACTGAGCTTGTTGTAGTAGCGTAGTTTTGTTGTATTTCTGTAAAACCTTCAGATAATTTAATTCTTGCTGAATCACTTGATCGTGTAATATAAGAAATCCAATTATATTCTCCAGCAGTATATGATGTTGTATTACTTGCTTCGATAATATATTCATCATTAGATTCTGTAGCTGTTAATGTAAAATTAGCTGCTGTTGAACCATCAACTAAATTAAATTCGTATGATAAGCTATATGATGCAGTAGGGTAATCATCTGAAAGATCAGTTTTTTTCCATGCCCAAAAATCACCAAGCTGTAATTCATTGGGTTCTGTTGTAGAATAGTATGTGCTATCGAATTTATTGGCCATAAATTTAAAATATATCTTTACCCGATTATATCAGATATTTATATAGATTTGTTATATTATAGCTAAAATTTATTTTCGTCTATTTTTATATAATTTATTCCACTTTGTTTAAATAATTCTTGTGATATTTTAAAACTTTCAATCCATTTTTCTTTTGGTTTATTTGGAGAATACGTAACAATTTCTTTTATACCTACTTGAATAATACCTTTAGCACATTCATGGCATACATCGAGTCCATATACAAATAAGGTTGATCCTTCTAAAGATATACCATTTAGTGTTGCATGATAAATACAATTCATTTCAGCATGAATAATATAATTGCTTTTTAATTTAGAATCTTTATATACTAAAGGCGAATCATTAAAGCCCCTGGGAAAACCATTATATCCTTGTGATAATACCTGACCTTTATTACCTATTGCTACAGCACCAACTTGTGTTGAAGGGTCTTTTGACCAGCTAGCAAATTTTTTAGCTAGTGTTAAATATTTTAAATTCCAAGAATGAGAATAATTAGACATTAATTTTTAAATGTTGTGCTGCATTGTGTTTATAACTTGCAATTATAAAATCGTTAGGATATAAATTATCTATGCCTGCTTCATAATGCAATCGAACTTGAGGCGGATTAAATATTTGTAATTCGTGCACTATACGAGCAAATCTTAAATGATTGTTATAGATATGCGCATCGCCTAAATTAAATATTAGTTTATGAGGAGTTATATCTAATTCATTAGACAAAACTAACATTAAAAATGCATGGAATAAAATATCAGAGGGTAATCCAAGCATTACATCAGACGAGCGCATATTGACTACTAAATTTAAATGATTATTATGAATTAATAATTGAAAACCGTGAAAACATGGTAATAAAGCCATTTTATCAGCATCAATTGGATTCCAGGCTGTAACATATAATCTTCTTGATTCAGGATTTACTTTAGCTTCTTCAATTACATTTTTTAACTGATCTATTTGTAAACCAGCATAGTTACGCCATTGATAACCATATATCGGCCCTAGATTTCCATCGGGCTCTGCCCATTCGTCCCAATAGTTACAACCTAATGTTTTAAAATCATTAACATTAGTATGGCCGCGTAAAAATGAAATTAGCTCACCAATTACACCTTTATAAAATATTTTTCTATGTGTAAATAATGGAAAGCCAGCTTTTACATTTAATTCTAAATGTGCGCCAAATATACTTTTAGTACCAGTACCGGTACGTTCTTTATCTCTAGCTACACCGTCAGTTAATATTTTATTAACTAATGCAAAGTATTGTTTTTCATTTTCCATGTTTTTTTAAATAAGCTCCATAAAAACTTGCATAGTTAATTAGATCTAATACTGAATCATAAGCTGATTCAAAGTTAGGATTTTTTTCATTAAATGCAATTGATTCTAAGCGTTTAACTTTTGTTGAAATCATTTGTAAATACGAATGATGCCCGTACGGAAAGTATTCTTGTTTAGCTTCTGAATCATTTGAATTATAATCTTCGGCTTTTTGTTTTTGTAAAGCTGCCGCTTCACTTAATACTGAATGCATAATTTACTCCTTATCTAAAAAATCTAATTTACCTACATTATCAAAATGTTGAGGGGCTTGCCAGTTTTCTGGTTTAATAAGATCAGGCAATCCTAACGGATTCGGTCTAGTATCTTTAACACCTATTTTTTTCTGCATGTTTGCATGATGCACTCGCTTCCACGCTTTTTTAATATTTACATCAAATGCATCTAGTGTTCCCAATGCAATAACAATAATATCTATAAAAGCATCTACTACTTCATCGGCTTCATCATTTTCAATTGCTGTAATTAATTCATTTAATTCTTCTTGAATAAACTTAGCTCTAAATTCAAGATAATGTAATTTTTCATTATCTGAAGCATTAGCAATAAACCGGTATATTTTGTAATACCGGTTTAAGTTTTTTATGTCGCCTATCATTATGCAACTTGTTGAAAGTCTTCAGCAGTTAATCTACCTGTTAAATACTGAATTGCAATATTTGCTTCTTTTCTATTAAATCCTTGTTGTACAATTAAAGTTTTTTGTATATCAGTTAATATAACAACTTCAACATCAGTACCATAATTAAGTGATTCTACAAGATTTTTATCTAACATTTTAATAACTTGTTGAACACCCTCTGATATGTTTTCTATTCTATTTAATAATTCGTTTCTTTCTTCTTGATTCATAACTAACTCCTTAAATTATGTTGTTTGTTTATAATATAATTATACCAAATAATATATAAAAGTATACCTTTTTATATAATTATTTCCAATTATTTACCCAATTTGGCCTATTATTAGCTCTAAATGAGCTTTTTTTAACGTTTTTTGTATGTTCTGCTTGTGTAGATTGATTTTTGTTGATCAGTTGTTCTAATCTGTTATAATTTGGCTGAAGTATGTATAAAGCAGCTAATCCATAAACAAATGTGTCTAATGCTTCATTTCTTGTTGTTTTTTTAACCCATTCAAACTTTTTAGCACCTTTAACATATTTAATTACACGTTTTTCAGATGTAAGCTGCCTAAAGTATTCTTCATCGACTGTTGCTCGAAAGTGTATTGTTTTAGTTTCAGATTTTAATCTTGTGTATATTGCTTCTTTAGCAGTATCTGCTCCAACTGGATAAAGAATATGTCGTGATCTACCGATAAATGACGGCCTGCCGGCAATTGGTTTATTACTTTGTGATTGACCTTTAATAGCAAATACTTTTCGGTGTACTCTTTTAGAAGTAAAAGCATAAACTTGTTGTGTGTGGTGACCACCAGAGTCAACACAAGTACAAGCTATTTTTAAAATTTTTTCATCTTCGCGTTTAAATGTCATGCCTAAATAATTATCTAAATCTTTCCATACTAAATTACTTGACGGATCACCAAAGAATACTCGATAATCTAAAACCCACGCTTCATTGTTTTGACCCCAACCAATTACTTGCGCTTCTAATCTATCGCCTTGCACATCAATACCTGCTGTAATTAATAAAACATTATTTGGTATATTTGTATAATCGTATTCTTCTCTTTGATTCATTAATGAGCTGTATTCAATACTTTCACCTGGATCATCAAACGTTTTACCTAATGCAGTATTTACCCAGGTCTTCAACATTTCAGGTTGACTTTTAACAGCATAGAAATCTACAGCCATATCTTTCCATGACCGCCAGGGTGAATATAACTCTGATATATGAAAGCCTGCAGTTTTTTTTGTTTCTTGCGTTGCTACCCATTTACCTTTAGATAGCATCCACATCTTTTTTGTTTCAGGTATTACAACTTCACAATGCTTACAAGTATATTCTGCAGTTTCTGGTTTTTTTGATTCCCAATGAATTTGTTCCCATTCTAATACCTGGTACTCATTACATTCTGGGCATGGTACTTCATAATAACGTTGGTCCGATTCTTCAAATGCAACTTCAATTCTTGATAAACCTTTTATAGTTGGCGTAGAAGTAATAAATATTTTTCTATTCCAGAATGTTGTTGTACGTTTAATCGCTAGATTAATCGGATCACCTTCAGCTCCTGCACTCGGATCATAACGATCAATCTCATCACAAAGCAAAATTCTGATAGGTCTTGAAGCGAGACCGGCAGCAGAATTCGATCCAACAATATTGATATTACCTCCAGGAAATTGTTTTGATAAAACTGTATTCGAACTATC